TTCCATGATATCGGCTAAGTCTAATGTAAATGCTGTTGTTCCACTTGTTGCCATTATTTATTCCTAATTAACACTTCCACCTTCTACGAGCCTGTCTAATTCTTGAATTAGGGTCGTTTCTGGTTTTAGCTGAACTATTTTTTAATTGTCCTGCTGACCTTGCACAATAAGATTTTCTGCGTTTAGCAGCTTTACTGCCTTTCTTAACTTTACCTGTAACTGCTGTTTTTAGCTTAGAGCCAGGGTTTAATCTTCTATAAGCTTTAACTCCAGCTTTAGTCATGCCAGCACCAGATTTAGTAGAACGAAAGTTCTTCTTATTTCTAGCAGGCATTGAAGCCTGTTTTCTTATCGGCATAAATATTTAACTAGGACTTTCCGCCTCTAGCCATACCTTTAGACCTTTTCTTTTTCATAGCTGGTTCACCACTAGTATTACCGCCACCAAACATTCTTTTTACATAATCTTTATGTTGTTCGACTTTAGAAGATTTACCAACTTCTACCATGCCAGTTTTACCGCCTCTAGCCATACCTTTAGATTTTTTCATAATAATTACCTTTATTTTTTAGCTACAGTTTTTTTCTTAGCTGTAGTTTTTTTAGTTGTTTTTTTCTTAGTTGGCTTCTTACCACCAACATAAGCTTCATTAATATCAGGAGTAGATGGGTCATCAGCAACAAGTTGACCTTTGTCATTTCTTGCTCTTTCACCATTCATCTCAGCACATTTACGTTCTGCATCTTCTAAGTCTGGGTCTGGACCAAATATAGGTCTATAGATTCCATCTGTATCTAATTTTAGAACTTTGTATTGTGCTGGAAATTCACCAGTTTCTGATATTACATAATTTTTATTAGCCATAATTAATTCCTATTAATCAGAATATACTTTTGTCATCTCTAAAGTAATAGAGTAAGTATCTCCTGAAGAGTGTCCTTTAGTAGTAAATAAAATATCTCCTGTTTTACCACTACCTGCATTATTTGGAAGTCCACCAAAGTCTTTAAAATCCATATGTCCGTTACTACTTTCAGCTAACTCTGCTAATAAAACATTAGATGTAGCATCTAAAAATAATTGAACAGACATACCTACGACAGCATGACTAACACGCAATACTCTAACTTCTGAACAAGCTACGCCTGCTGCATTAGAAGCCAAAGCAGATACATCTACCTTGGCTACTGCGGATTCTCCTGTGCCATCACTGACATTCGTAAACTTCATAACACAATTTCTTTCACCATCTATAATAGTTTGTGTTGTTACTGCATCAGCCATAAGTTACTCCTATTAAGCGTCAGCAAATGAAGTTACTAAAGTGCCTGAACCTAAAATGATTCCTTCTACTGCGTATTTAGCACTACCTACTGCAGTTACTTTAATAATACTACCTGCTAATCCACCTTTAGTTGAGCCATTTAATGTAATGACATCATTAGATGCACCAGAAATAAAAGTTTTACCTGTCGCATTAGTAACACCAGTATATAAACCGCCTACGAATTTATCTGTACCATCTGTAAGAATATCCATATCAGTTGCTGCTGTTTCTACTACAAAAGTAAAAGTAGCTCCTAAATTGTTTGTTTGATTTGGGTCGCTATCTTCACCTGGAGTTGTTGCTACTATGCTTGGTAAAGTAAATTTACCATCAGCATCATTACAAGTTAATATTTTACCTGCATGAGCCGCTACTGTTAGTGAAGTATCTGCAGTTAAACTAACTACGTTAGCGTTACCTGCTGAAATGAATCCTGCTAAAGATTGTATTGGACCTGAAAATGTCGTCTTTGCCATAATTTCCTCCTGGGAAATAAGTTCTACCGTCTTGGCTTGTCTGCTAGGTCAGTCTGTAGAACAAGTTAATAATCCTAGATTTAATAATATAACACAAAAAAAAGGGGAGCGTATGCTCCCCTTAACAGTTCTTACGAACTACCTGGTGAACCAAAGATACCTAGTGGGTCAGATACACCGAAAGAATATCTTTCTCTCGCTTTATATCTAACATTACCAGTATCGAAGTCTCCATCCATAGTAGTAGTCATAGGAGCTCTAACAAAATGCTTCATTCCGTCTGGAACATCAGTAGTGATAAAGAAAGCATTAGTATCAGTTAAATAATGATTAACTGAATAACCTTCTGGAATCACTCCATTAGTTTTCACTGCATTTATGTCATTGTCAGCAGTTCCTACTCTGTAGTCACTTTGTAACAATCTAGTTGCTACAAACTGCAAGTCAGAAGGAATAATAAGCTTCCTAGCTTTTGCTGCAATTTTTAGACCTCTTTCATCAGTCCATTTGCCGATTTGGATGATTGCATCTTCTAAAGATGTTTCATTTAAATCTGCTCCTGTTGATGGTCTATTACTATTGGTGCCACCATTTACAAGTGGGTGAGCTGTGCTGAATAAAGCAACACCATCACCTGAAGAAAAGGCAGTTGAGAATCCATTGTTTAATGGATAAGCTGCTTTAACTTGTTTTGTATATGACATTGCACGAGCTAATGCTTTAGTATATCTAGCTGATACAGATACATAGAGGTTATCCTCCATAGCTTCTTCTGTAATGCTGAATCCTAAACCAATAGTTTCATGCGTATATCTAGCGACAAAAGATTCTTGTGCAGTATCATAATTGATAGCTGAACCTTCATCTTTGACTGGAGCTGCTCCAAAACCAGATAACTTCAATTCTTCTTCAAAACTTCTTTCAGAATTTTCAGTTACATAGATTTCTTCGTGCTCGTTTTCATAACGATTATATTCTTCTCCGAATAATGCGTTAAGACCAGGTAAGAGTTGTTTTAACTCGTTAGCTCTTGAAATAGCTGCCATAATTTACTCCTTAACCTATACCTGTTGTATTTAACAACTGGTGTCCAACATTAAACATTACTAATACATCAGTATAACTATCGCCAACTTCACTATCTGGTCCATCGACAAAATCAACGACTTTTAGTGGAAGTGTAGCAGTAGTATTTGCTGTACTACCATCGACTGCGTTTCTGCTTGTACCTATTGCTGTACTTCCTGCAGTTTGCACAACAGCACAGTTCTTGCCAAGGTCGTCTTGTCCAAGAGATTCGTCTGATTGCATTTGCATTAATACGAAAGGGTCAGTAGCAACATACGCAACAATATCATCCGCAGCAGTTGATGCTGGGAAATATTGATTTGGTGTGAATTGCCCTGTAGAAGGGTCAGTGTAAGCACATCCAAGGAAAACACCAATAGGTGTTAAAGTTGCAGTACCAGTATCTTTTTGGATAGTGGTATTAGGGTTATCGTCACCCCACTTTACGAAATCACCAAAGAATATGGATGTACCATATGCATTTTTAATTTTGTAATGTGTAACTTTACCTTGATAAGGGCTTCCAACAACAGTTCCGCAAGGTCTTGCTCCCATGGGAGTTGCACTTGATGACATAATTGTCTCCTTATAAAATAATTATAAAATAAGAAACTATGAATCTTTACCAAATGTTGTTCGTGATTTTCTTTCAAAAACTTGTTTGGTAGCCATTCTAGAATCTTGGTCTTTAAAATATGTGTTATCTACCGATTCCAGTTGAGACTCTGCTAAATTATTAAAGTATTCGTCTCTAGCTTTCGCTTTTTCTTCTGGCATCTTACATAACAGTTGCCCACCAATTTCAACATTACCTTTAACTGACCACTCTGAATTATGGTCCATCATATGAATTTGTAGTTCTGGATGGTCCTCTAATCTACAGGGTTGCCATCCTTCTCTAAATTTTCTAGACACATTAGGATTATCAGATTGACCTAAAAGGCTTGTTCTAATATACCTAAATATCCATCCTTTTTGAGGTGTCGGATTAGGTAAGTTCGATGGGTTTTCCCAGCTTTGTATACGCTGGCTAGCCTCTCGGCTTTCTATTTCCCTAGGGGTACGCTCTTGTGCTTGCTCTTCGCTAGCAGTATTAAGTTCTTTATTATCTTTATCAGACATATTAAGACTCCTTTAATAGTTGGTTTGCATACTGCTCTGGAGTTATATTAAGACGCTTTGCGAGGGCGACTTGACTCTGAGTCAGATGAATTTTGCGAGGTGGTTTACCGCTATTCCTCGTGGCGGGTGCAACAGGATTCATTACCTGTCGTTTTGGGGTATCTTCAACTACTTCTGTTTTACTAGAAGCTACATCTTGGACACCGAAAAAATTTGGATATTCATTATGCATATGTTTATCAACTTCTGCATAATATTGTTGAGAATCTTTTTCAGGTAATATACCTTGATTACGAAGTCTCTTATCAATAGTTAAAGCATAAGAGGTCATTTCTTGGTGTTCTGGTACTGTACTCATAAACCAAGGATTTTTGTTTGACCAATTATCCATGTCTGGGTCAGATTGTTTTTGAATCTGAGGTTGTTCTTGTACTGGCTCTACATATTGTGATGCTATTTGTTGTTGCATCTGTTGTGCATAAGTACCAGCTTGTTGTTCAGCTAAAGTTGCTTGTGCTAATTCTGCTTGAGCACCAGCCATTACATCAGCATCACCTTCTTCATATGCTTTTTTAAATTTTTGTTGTGCGTTATATTTTGCCCATTGAGCATTATTAAGTGCTTGTTGGTTTAAAACATCTCCGCCTTGAGAAACTACACTTTGTAATCTTTCATTCTCTGACATTAAATTCTTTAATACCTTTGTAGCTTCCTGAGACTCTCTCAGAGCCTGTTCTTTAGCTCTACGCTCTTCATGGTATTCATATTTAATTTTGCTTATTCTGTCGCCAGCTCTTTTACTATAGTCTGCAATTTCTTTATCAACTGTTTCATCATCAACAGGTGCTTCATTTGTTTCTACTTTTGCTGGTCTTATATCTTCAGGAGGTCTTTCATCAATTACTTCAACTTCTACTTCACTTACTGGTGATGTGTTTATCTCACTTGCTACACCAAAGAATTTATCTTCTGAAGATTGTTCTGAAACTGGTTGTGCGTTTGTATCAATTACTTGTTCAATGCTCTCACTCATGCTCTTACTACTCCTGTTGGGTCATCGACTACTGCTTCTACAGTATCATCGTTAATTAAACGAAACTCTTTACCATACATTTTCATGCGAGTGCCTGAATAAGCTCTAAATATTACCCAGTCACCTTCTTTGCACCAAGGTCCTGTTGGGAACCTTTTTTCATCACCATAAGCTTCTGTTCCTAGTTTTAGAACGAAACCACATATATTTGAAGTTTCTTCATCTACTATCGTTTTGCTAGCTTTAATGATTCCGCCATCTGTCTTTTCTTGAGCTTGTGGCATTGCAACAAGTATTTTCCAGCCTTTAGGTTGAGGTAACTGACTTTTAACTTCGTCACTAACCTCTGGCTTTTTAACACTATCTGGTTTTGGTATATTTACTTTTTTTTCAGTCATATATTTTGCACGACTTTTAGGTGTCGAGTTCCTATTCTTTAAGGTGTTGTTCTTTCCAATCAAGAACTTCACGCTCTGCAAGGGCTAAACCCTCGATTATTCCTGTCATTTTCTTATATTCAGCGAAGTCTTTACAACTTCCTGTTGAGATATGGTCAGAACATTCATTCATTATAGTTCTTAACTTTTTAGTTAAAAATCTAGAAAGTGATTGCTCATTGATATCATTACTCATTCAGATTGATATCTTTGACTAAATCTTTAGCAATGTCAAGTCCTAATTTATAATCTTGTGTAGATTGTTTTTCTTTATCTGCTTCTTTACTTAGCAAATCGCTAGCAATACGCTGTCCTACATTTAGACCAGTAGCTTCTTGTTGTGCTTTTATTCTAGCTTCTTCTAATTCTTTGTTAGTTTTTAGTCTAGCAGCATCAATCATTATTTTAGATTCATCTATTTGTTGTTTGTTTCTAACTTGAGTTTCTTTAATTTCTAGTTCTTTTTGTTTGGCTAGTATGATTGGGTCTTGTGCTTGTTCTTGTATTCTAGCTTGCTCTGCTTGTGCAGCATTTGTAGAAGCTACTCGTTTAGCTGCTTCAGCAACTAATGTAGATATACGTTTTTCTACATCTGCTGGTAGAGGTTCTCCTACTGGAGGTAGCTCTATACCCATCTCTCTTTCAACTTGTTCTCTAAACTGTAATGCAAGATGTTGCATAATATAATCTGAACCAGCACTTTGTATAACTTGAGCATTTGGACTTTGTTGTACTTTTGCTTGTATGCTTGGGTCTTGCTGTGCAGAAGCAAGTGTTTGTATATGAGCTTCATGGTCTTGGAACTCATATGCTTGTACTGGTTTACCAGTAATAATATTTTGTACTGCTGTAACTGGGTCAACTGCTGGCACATCTTCTTGTGGAGGTACAATAGTATCTACATCTTTAATGCCTAATACTTCAAGCATCTGTCTATGTAGCTGTGCTAAGTCATATAACTGAGGTGCTTGTTGTGCTAATTGCATTGCAGCTTGATATTGCATAATTCTTTGAGCCATTGTTGCTGCATTTGGGTCAGATACTGGAAGTACATCTACTCTATTGTCAAAGTCTTGTACTTTAATCTGCTGACCTTCTTCTACTTCGTAAGGATAATTAGGTTCTGTAAAGTCCTTAATTACATTTACAAGTATTTCAAATTCTCTTTTCATTGCAGCATGAAGTCTTGCTTGAACAGCACTCATTACTTTCATGTTTCTTTCTAGTAATGCTAGAGTTGTTCCAACAGGTGCCTGACTATTCATGTCAGATGTTTTCATTTCAGCTATGCTTGCAAACTTCTTGCCTTCTTCTACTATGTTTTGTAGTAAAGAAAATAATGTAGGTGAAGGTTCTTTATAAGGTAAGAATGTAATATTGTCTCTAATAGCACCACCTGGTACATCTACATCTCTAAACTCACCTGGCATTATAGGACTATCATCACCTTTAATACGCAAACCTCTGGCTTTCAAACCACCTGGCAGATTGCTTAAAGTACCTGCATCTACTAATTGCCTTAGTATAGATGTAGCTGATTTAGCTAATCCACCAATCATATGTATCAAACCAAAGCCATAAAAGCCTAGTCCTGGTAAATATTGATAATGAACAAAGTGCATCCTTCTTAACTTAGCTTTGTCATCTTCGTAATAGTTTCTTCTGATACTAAGAATAATGCCTGAAGGATTATCTATTGTTACTACATAAGGTAATGCGATACCTGTATCTTCACCATTTTCATCTTTATCCTCAAACCCTTTAAGGTCTAAGTCTACTTGCATTTCTAATATAGTATGGCGTGTATCGTAGCTATAACTCTCTGATTCACCAGTCATCTCATTATATTTCTTAGTAATATCTGATGATGTTGGTGTTGCATCTGGTAATTCTATATCTCTGTAGAATCCACTAACCTGCATCTTTCTGATGTCATTAGTAGACTTCTTCATTACATGAGTAGCTCTTTCACAAGTTTCTAAATCACTTGCACCATAATTAACTACAACATCTTCTGCTGGTACAAAGATACCACTAGGTCTGTTTAGTGTTGGGTCAAAGTAAATCTTTCTAAATGCTGAACCTGCTAATGGTAATGAAAACAGCATTTTTTCTGTTTCAGTACGATATTCAGTCATTTCATATGTAAGCAAGTAGTTAAGATAATCTTGAACTCTTTGACTTTGTTTTTCTTTTGTTGAATCTATTGGTCCTACTATCTTTGTTCTTACTGGACCTGCTGCTGGAAATATTTCTGATATTGCCTGCGATTGAAATTTAATAACTGCTTCACTAAGCATTGGATGGAATACACCACAAGCTCCTGCCCAAGGTGTTGTTCTATCTTCAATCTTTAATCCTAACTGGTCTAAACCTTTAGTATAGGTTTCTTCCCAATCAGCTCTTGAATCTCTATCTGAATTAAAAGCATTTAATAATTCATTACCTATAGAATTAAGCTCATCATCTTCTAAATATTCTACAAGGTTTGAATCAAAACTTTCTGCTTGCATTTCGTTTGCACTAGGGTCAAAGTCAACAATCATTCCACCATCTTCGGTTTCTGTTGTTAATGCATTTTGTATTTCAATATCTAAGCCTTCTTCTGGCTCCATCTCTACTAAGCCATCTATTGGCGTAGCAGGTTCGTATTGTTTGTCTATAGCCAATGTAATCTCCTAGTAATAATCTGCTTTACGATTGTGTTCTATTGGCTCATCTTCTTCATCAGAATCTAGAGGAACAAAACCGCCTTGTCTAAATCTTAACAGAGCTTGCGTACTGCTATCAACTAAATCGTCATGTTCCATGTTAGGGAAACCAGCAAACTCTTCTACAACTTCTTCTGCCCATCTTGTTTCTGGTGCCCAAACAACGCCTGAAGCAAACAAATCAGATACAGCATTTACCCTAGATATTTTATCATTACCACGACTCGGTGTATATTCCTGTACTGGTATGCCTGTTTGTCTAAGTTCAAAGATTAAAGGCAAGCCTGCTGCTTTAGCCTCTACAATGAACGCATCTGGTTTATAGGCGTTATACTTCTCAAAAGCCATTTTCTTTAAATCTGGGAACTCTAGACGCTCCTTATAGGCATCTAAGAGTATAAGATTGGGTGCCACAAAACCATCATCATTTTCTTTGTAGAAAACTCCCCATGTAGTACAAGCTGAAAAGTCAGCTCTTTGGGTTTTTAAAAAGGCTGTGTCCCATGATTGAATAATGAACTCACAGTCAGGAGGATTTCTTCCATCCCATACTTGCCACCATTCTCTTTTAACTAAAGCACCCTCTTCAGAAGTAGGGTCTTGTTGATACTGAGCCATCCACTTTGAACTAGGCAATTCAGCCTTCAAAGCTTCCAACTCTTCTAACTTCCAGAAAGCATCCCACAAAGGCTTACCAGAAGGTAAGATTGCAGGCAGTTCTATAACTTCCCATTGGTCGGCTCCGCCACGTTTGACACTAGCATCCACAACTTGACCAGTTAAATCTTTATTATGCCATCTTGTCATCACTACAACGATTGCACCATTAGGCTGTAAACGCTGTCTTGGACCAGATGTATACCATTCATAGGTACGATTAAAAACATTTATGTCTGAACTTGCACCTTCTTGTTCAGAGTGCGGGTCATCTATGATGAGGAGGTCAGCACCTTTACCAGTAACTGCACCACCTACACCGATAGCAAAATATTCACCGCCTTTGTTCGTGTTCCAACGACCCGCAGCTTTGGAATCCGACTGCAAACTAACATTCGGGAATATTTTTTTATAATCTTTACTTCCTACAAGGTTTCTAACCTTCCTACCAAAACCCACCGCTAGTTCTGCGGTATGTGCTGTCTGTATTATCTTCTTTTCAGGTCTGCTTCCCAGAAACCATGCAGGTAATAGGTAAGACGCAAACTCGGATTTGGTATGTCTAGGTGGCATATTGATGATGAGACGCTTTAAATCGCCATTGGCTACCCTTTCAAAGGCATCTGCCATAACTTGATGGTGGGGACCATGGATAAAAGCACTCCAAACTTCTTTAACAAACGCCATATAATCTGTAGAACACTTCTCTCTGGCTTTAGCATCTTCTAATTCATCTAATAAACCTAGTAATTCCCTTTTCTCATCTAAAGAAAGGTTTTGTACTTGACTTAATATTTGGTTACTCATACATCTCCTATACTAGATAGTAAGTATGTACTTCCTAAAATTAAAAACTTACTAAGTTCCTACCACTAAGTGGCACTTAATAAGTAAATACTTTACAAGTAGGTACCTACTAGATGTAAATCACGCTAGATTTTAACATAATTGCACATCTTCACAGGAAAAACAACCATTTTTGTAAAATAATGGGGGGGGTCTAGGGACCCTAGGGTCTTTCCTGGAACAAATTATATATGATATCTGTACAAAACGCTATCAAAATGCAATATATAGGGGGGTCTATGAAAATGAGTAATATCCTGTGCATATCACTATGTATATAAGATAGTAGGAGTCCCGCACACACAAAAGGGGGGATGGGGTCTATTAATAGTGGCGGAATCCAAACACAATATGTAGTGGTTCTGGAATCAATCTGGAATACTAGATGTTGTGTTTCACCCTATATATAGTGCATGGACATATCACACCACATACAGCACACACACAGCCTATGTGTTGCCCTATTAGATAGTTGGTTGTTGGTTGTCTATTGGTTGCTTAGTAATGCTTCGATACGCTCTTCAATATCTCTCTCAACTTCATCACTTGTTCTTGCTTCTTTAGTCTCTACTACATCACTAAACAAACTGACTGACTTGCCTAGTAATTCCAATGCCCTAATCCTAGCTGAATCTGAATCTGATTCCTTGGACTCTCTATATAACTGGTCTATGACATAGTTTCTTGTTCTAAGGCTACTAGCAACTGCTGACTGTTCTTTACGCTCTATAGCCTTATGTATGCTTTGTGCAATCTTAGGGTTCGCTACAAGCTTGCTTGCTTCCACTTCTACCCACTTGGGTATCTTCCCTTGCTTGGTTAAAGTGATGTCATATACCTTTGCATATGCTTCCTTATAACTACCTAACTTGCCCTTGATGATTTCATCCACGAACTGCCTTTGCTTGATGGTTAGTTCCGCTTCTTTTTTAACTACACTTAGACTTGGTTTTTTTGTATTGCTCATATGATAAATATTAAACGAACTGGATTGATTTTGTAATGCTCACAAATAGCTAGCAAATACTATGTACTGGTAAATGTTTACTTTGATGTTCTCTAGCCTTATACTGTTCTCAACAAAGACCAAAACGATTATGTCTCTAAACTGTAGCTACCGCCCAACTGGGTACTCTAAAGGTTTAAAGGTAAGGTTCTAGCAGTAGGATGCGAAGCAAGGTTCTTTAGAAGGTCGTATCTGAATCCGCCAATGAAAGTGGCTAGTTTGAGAGAGTGTAAAAGATAGCGATATCTGATGAAGCAAGACTCATAAATCTCTAAGAGGATTGTATCTAATGGCTATGTGAAATGCATAGTTCTGAATATGAAGTAAGAGGTATAAAAGATTGATATACGAAACTTAGAGGACTACTCCAATAGTCTGTGAATTAACACACTGAAGAGAATCCTAATTATGGGGTTCAAGAAACTTATAAATACTTGGAGGTATTAATTATGTTTAAACCAAGCGAAGCGAAAATGTCATGTCTATC